TTCGTGTCATCAACTCATTGCTCGCCGAGCTGGGTTATCCGCCTATGACCAAGTGCACCACGGTTAAGCGTTTGCAGAACCAATCAGTTCTTGCTGACGGCGTTGTTATTCAGCGTCTCGACCTGACCAGTAATTTCTACGTGGGGCAGGGCAATGAAAGGGCTTATCTGCGCGGCATTTCCAGTCAGCGCTATCGCAATTCAATTGGTTACTTGTATCCGGACGGCTGTACATGCGTTTGGACTCCCACAGGTGGCGAGAAGGCAGGGCGCTTGGCTTATCCAGGCAACTACGCGAAGGCTGCTGAGCTGGATGCGCACCTGCTGCCAAAGATTAAACGCACTTTTGGCGATGACTCCGAGGAGTACGCCTACGTTAAGCGTCTCCGCGATTGGTGCGCTTCTGTGGGCATGGTTCGTTCGGAAATTAAGCTCAAGTCTGAGCTTTTGAAGCGTGAGCGGCTGGCCTACTGGGGCCTGTTTGATGAGCGCAAATTGGTGGAGATTCACGACGATTTTTTAAAGGTGGGCGACAAAATGACTCTAGACGCATTTGACACTGTGAGCATTACCCAGCACCTGATTGAAGAGGGCGTTTGCAAGTCTGTTCAGGCTGCTGGCCGGACCGCTGGCTATGCATACGAATGGATGCATGGCGCTAGCTTCGACTTTGCAAAGTCTGCTGTTAAGCAGCACCGCGCCCGTCTCCGCCGCATCGGAATTGATATCAAGATTCCGTTCGATTCCACTCGCTGCGGCGTTGTCTTCATAAAGAACGTGCGTGAGGTCGAACGTACCTATGAACAGCCTATCCCGGCCTTCTACCGGCATGCTCAAGTGCCGTCGCATCTTCGACTGGTGGCTGCATGAATATTGTCCAGGCCGTTGCCTTCTTCCTTAAGTTCTCTATTGCCCTTTGCGTCGCATTGGCCTTCGTTGTCTGGGCTTCTTATGACGTCACGGTGATGGCCGTTCTGATTTCTCTTTTTCTGAGCCTTGGTCCTTCTGTTTGGGTTTATCTCCGGCTCCAAGGGCTGCGCCATGAATAAGGTTCGTCTTGGTGGTCGCGTCCAGACTCGTCGCGAGATTGGCAAGGCGCGTACTGCTCGCCCGGTTCCAGTGGTAACCAACTGGGACGCCCTCCGCTCTGATCTGCAGGCCCGCGTCCATTTTGGCCCACCCAAGCCGCTTGCTATCCAGCAGCGTGAGCTATCCGAAACCGACTCTGCCCGCTACTGGCGTTTCATTGAAGACATGAAACGTTATGGCCGGGTTGAGTCATCACTCAAGGGCACGCCGTTTGTTGGCGATGCCTTTGGCTTCTAATCAAAGGTGGAAATTTAATGGCTATTAAAATCGAAGTCGTCAGTCGTGACGTGGATGTCCGCAGCGGCCGCAATGAGCGCGGTGATTGGACTATTCGCGAGCAGCACGCCTACATGCACAAGGGCACCGATCCATACCCTGAGCGCATCAAGATTACTCTCGAAAAGGATCAAACCGCTTATGAGCCCGGCAATTATGAGTTGGCCGATAGCTCCTTTTTCGTCGGTAAGTACAACGATTTGATGTGTCGCCCGCGCCTGGTACCGATGCCAGCAGGGCAGGGCGCAGCGTCTAAAGCTTCTTGATAGGGCGCCGTCATGTCGAAAGTCTTTCTAACTTGCGATTTGAACAACCTTTCGATTGTGAACGGCGCTCCTGTGTGTTCTGAGTGGGAATACATGACACCCATGTTTCCCATGTTCGAATTAACGTTGCCGGAACTATCGGCCGTTATGGGCGCAACTGCGCTTTTCTTGGCAATCTGTTACAGCGGGCGCGGATTGCTCAAACAACTTTTATCGCCCGCTAATTCTGACTGAGGTTACATGCTATGAAAAAGTTCTTTGCAAAAGTTGGTGGCGCTGCTGTTGGTGCTGTCGTCCTGTCCTCGCCGGTTTATGCTGCCATCGACACCACCGCTGTAGTCGATGAATTTGCATCTGCCGGTACTGCTGCGGGTGCTGTCATCGTCGCCGCCATGGTGTTCGCTGGCATCTGTATGGCCGGTTTCGCGCTGTATCGCCGCCTCAAGTAACACGGCTGCAACAGAGGCCCTTCGGGGCCTCTTTTTCTTTGGGGTACTGAAAAATGACGCTTTATATCCTTGTTGTCTGGCTGATCGGCCTTAACATTATTTTCACCTCATGAAAAAAATACTTTTTGTTTTTCTCGCCTGCTTTTCTTTTTCTGCATTCGCTGAGAATTATTATTGGGAGCTGTCTGGCTTTCCGCAGCGATTCGATGCGCCTACTGACGCCTGTCTTTACTATCAGACTAATAACCCGCCGTACACTGTTCAGGGTCCGGGGTCTGGCTTTGAATCTCCCACTATCTACAAGTGTGCGTTCGGTGTTAATGGTCAAGTTTTAACTAGCCCTCTAACTCAGCGTGTTTACCGCCGTGGTAATACTTGCCCTGAGGGCACTGTTTATAATCCTGCAACTGGCCGCTGTGAGGCTGATTGTTCGACTACTGTTGGCGAGTATTTGTTGGCGCGCGGCCCTGACGGTCCAGTAATCAATAGTGATGGCACTAACTATGTCGCCAGCTCTGCGCCTGATAGTGTTTGTGCCGCCAGTTGTTCCTATACTCCATCAAGTTTTTTTTCCAGCTCTTGCTATTTTGTTTCCGGTTCCACTGATACCGGTTATTGCAATTACATCGTCGAAGGCACCGGCGAGTCCTGCCCATCTCACAACCTGACCCCCGGTGGTCCCGGCGATCCGTTGAACGCGCCGCCTCCGCCTGATCCTGATGACCCTAACCCAGACCCTGAAGAACCTGACCCCTGTCATGGCGTTCCAGGCTTTGAGTGGGACGGTACAACCTGCGTTAAAACTCCCGGTGATGGCGGTGATGGCGGTGATGGCGGTGACGGTGGTGATGGCGGCGGTTCTGGCGACGGTGGCGGCTCTGGTGACGGCGGTGGTGGCGACGGCTCTGGCGGTGATGGTGGTGACGGTTCTGGTGACGGCTCTGGCGGTGACGGCGGTGACGGTTCTGGTGACGGCGGTGACGGCTCTGGCGGCGGTTCTGGTGACGATGGCACTGATAACACTGGCACTGCCTCCGCTGGCTGCGATTCCCCGCCATCAGGAACTGGTGATCCGCTGCTGGTGGCGATGCTTCAACAGCAGTGGCACACCATGTGCGCGGGCGATGAGTTGACCGAGGCCCAGTTGCAGGCCGGCTTGACTGCCAAAGGTCTGCAAAATGCTGATGACCTCGACAACGTTTTAGGCGAGGAGGGCGAGGACATAAGTTCGCAGGTTACCTCCGCAATCAACGGCGTTTTTAGTTCTGGGCCTTCTAATGCTTGTCCGCTTACTGATTCTACTATCTCCACGAAATGGGGCAGTTTTGAATTGCCGTGGACTATGGGTTGTTCAATTTTTAATGTCATATCGGCAATGATCTTTTTCTTTTCTTATCTTGCTGCCGGTTGGATTTTGTTCGATGCGCTAGTGCGCGGAGGTGACTGATGCCATTGCCGTTAATTTTGACTGCCGCCGGTGCGTCCGGCGTTATCGCCACTGCCGTTAAATGGATTGTTGGCTATTCAATTGTTCGGGTTATTGCTGCGCTTGGCATCGGCCTTGTCACGTTTTCCGCGCTTGATTCGATAACGTCATTGATCACTAACTTTATCGAGTCCAACACCTCCGGCATTGGTGGTCAGTTTTGGGAGGTCGCTGTGGTTCTTAATGTGCCGCATGCAATCAAGGTCGTTACAAGTGCCTATGTGGCTGCTGTTGCAATTCGTCAGCTTATGGGTGTTTACAACAAAGTGACCTTTGGGAAGTCAAAATAATGCTCTACCTCGTCACTGGTACGCCGGGTTCTGGTAAAACGCTGAACACGATCAAGTTTGTTGCTGAGGAAAAGCAATTCCAAGGCCGCGATGTTTTTTACTTCGGTATTCGTGACTTGTCGCCTGACCTTGGTTGGCAAGAGTTGACCGAGGAACAGGCTTTAAAATGGTATGAGCTGCCGTCCAATGCGGTTATTTTGTTCGATGAGGCGTACAACGTTTTTCCCACCAAGCACGGTTCCCAGGGCACGCCAGAGCACGTAAAGCGCTTGGCTACTCATCGCCACCAAGGTCACGATGTTTTCCTGATTTGTCAGAAAGTGGTAGGGCAGTTAGACACGTTTGTTCGTGGTCTCGTTAACCGCCATCAGCATTACGCCCGCATCATGGGCAGTCTTAACATCAATCGTTTTACGTGGGACGTTTGCCAGCAAAACCCGGATTCTGCATCAACTCGTAAAGATGCGAACGTTGATCAGTTCCGCATGGATAAAAAGTATTTTGGTGTCTATCACTCGGCTGATACTCACACCCATACGCTTTCCGTCCCGTGGAAGAAGATAGTTTTAATCTTCGTTGGTATCGGTGTTCTGATCTTGCTGCTGTATCAGATCAAGGGTTTTTTTATTCGTGAGGAACCTCAGCCAGTGACCGCCACATATGCCGGTGTCGTGCCTGGACAAATGATTGCCTCTGCCGATCGGGACCTGACGTTCTCCGAGCTGGTGACGCCCGAGGTCGACGGTTTCCCATGGTCCGCGCCGATTTATCGAGAGCGATTCACTGATGTGCAGGACTGGCCCAAGCCCGCGGCATGCTACACGTCAGAGCGCACCGGCTGCCGCTGTTTTACCCAGCAGGGAACGCCTTTAGAGGTACCTGACGGAATGTGTGCTGCTATCGTTGCTGGTGGCTTTTTCGATCACACAAGGCCCGTCGCAGACGGGCACAGCTTGGGGGGTGAGGCTGGCGGGAGTGGCTTGCCCACATCCGCCAGCATCATCAACCAAGCAGATCCTTATGATTTAACCCGCGTCCGTGTTGAGGTTGTTCCTCAGTCTGGCCGGTTCTAGGTGGAGCAAACTATGCTTAGCATCTTTCGCCATACTCGTTGCGGGCGGTGCCGTCTTTTGTTCTGGAATCCGCCTCAATGGCCGACCAAGTGCTGTCCTTTCTGTCTTAAGCCCGTCTAGGGCGTTTCGCATAATATGGATGGGAATTACGTTACCGTAGGCGGCTGGCCAGCCGAGTAGACCGGCCCGAAAATTGGCAGGGCGGGCCGGTCTATTTACACGTAATCCCAATTATGCGAAGCGCACCCCCGCGCCCGGCTGGCTCCCATAAAAAAACCCGCCTTTCGGCGGGCTTTGATTCAGAACGGGAGTTTTTCAATCTCCCATTCGATCAGGAACGAAACGTCCTTCGCCGCTTCGTAGTAGTGATTCCAGTCGTTTGCATCGCCGCTTTCGTCCGCCGCCTTACGTCGCCGGATCGCCTCCCGTATTTCCTCAACCTCAGCCGCTGTTAGGGTGATGTGGTACGTCTCGCTGATTGTTGTCATGTCCGCTGCCTCCTGAGCAATCATCTTACTGACGCCCAGGGCAGCGGATGCCGTCAGCAGGTTCAGTCTAGGGCGCGTCTCTATGCGTGCATTTCACCCTAGACGGGTTCTGATGACGGCATACACTGACCAGTCAGTTAGATGATGCGCTGTCTCAAGCACGGCGCGGTTGTGCGGGTTCGATGGTTTTCGTGGTTTTCGGTCCCGAGAATTGTTCTCGTCTTGCGCGGATTTGGGGTGGGGGTGCTGTAACACCCCCACTTTGGTATGGAACCCCATACTTTTCTCTCTATCGCAGTGCCTCTTGCTCGTATCCGAACAGTATTCCTTTCAGGGCAATTTTGGCTTGGTTTCTCGCGTCCGACGGCAGGGCGTCAAACCGTCTGAGTATCGGCGCAAGGTCTTCGGATACTGACCTTTCGCTATCATCAAGCAGTAGCTCGTCTGTGCTGACTCCTAGCACCTTTGCTAGTGATACCACCACGTCTCCTGCGGGTATTTGCTTCCCTGCTTCGTAGGCCACATAGCTGGACTTGCTGACCCCTGCGGCCTCCCATACTTCCCGCTGGGTGAGCTTTTTCGCCTTACGGCATGCCTTAAGGTTGTTAGCTATCGTCATCGCTCGCGCCTGCTGGTCTGGGTTCATCCTCCGAATGTAATCACTGTTTGCGTGTACAGTGCTGGTATTCCGGTACATTAATGCTTGCTTTTGATCAGTCACAGATATTAGGATTCCGTCTTAGTTGTACTGGTTTCCCGATATTGACAGGGTTTTGCATGTTCTACGACTGGATCAAGGCGTATCAGGAGTTTGATTTCGACCTGCCCCCCGCGCCGGGCGGCGTGATCCTTGTTCGTTATGACGCAGAGCAGGGCGATGAACTGAGCCGTTCCGCGCCTGCCTTCTTGGCCGAGGGCAGCTACTGCACCACGTTTCGCATCCATGTTTGCGGTCGGAAGATCACCGTTGATGGCAACCCGTCGCGCATCAATCGCTTGGATAACGTGTTTGGTATCGAAACCCTTGACGGTTGTTTTCGTGTCATCAACTCATTGCTCGCCGAGCTGGGTTATCCGCCTATGACCAAGTGCACCACGGTTAAGCGTTTGCAGAACCAATCAGTTCTTGCTGACGGCGTTGTTATTCAGCGTCTCGACCTGACCAGTAATTTCTACGTGG